TTTATTATAATTATTAGTATAATTATAGTAAATTAGATATCTAAAAATAAATTATTATTTTCTTCAGGCTTTTCAACCTCTTTTCGTTTCAATCCATAAAAATATTTATAGCCCATAGATGAATATAATGGAATCCCATTAAGTTTCATATATTCCATAAATTTAACATTTGATAATTTAGTATTATCAGGGTTATCATTATATAAATTAAACATTTCCGATGATTTAATTTTATTTTTCTTCTTTTCTTTATCATCATTACCAGTCATCAATTCATAATTAAAATTAAACCATCCTTTAACTGGGTCATTAGATTCAAAATATTCATTAGTTTCTTCTTTGACTTCTTTAGGGATAGTGATAGAAGTATCATTAAAATTTGTAATTCTTTCAATCAATAATAACATAAACTCGTTATAATATTTTTGGTCTATCTTTTCTTTTAATGTTAAATCAACTTTCTTTTCATTAGATTTAGTAGGGTTCTCAACGAAATTAAAAGGGAATGGTATGATTTTTAGGCGCCTTTTAATACCTCCGTCTATCTTAGGTAATTTAGGAATTTTATTGCATTGTAAAAATGGGGTGAATTGTGGCTTATATTCAATATTAGATTTAAATAAATCTCTAGTTGTGATGATATCACCACCAGTTATAAGTTTGATAAAATCAATATTGAATTTAGTCTCATCAGAACCATCATCGGGCTCACTAATTAATAAATATCTAATACCTTTACATTTGGCAAGTGTAGGATTTGCCGCCCCGCCTTTAATGGTGGATGTCAAGAAAGTATTATCGGCGGTGTAAGCATAATCGCCCAAAGCTTTAATAAGAATACTACTTAATAAGCCCTTACCGTTTCCACCGGTTCCAACTTGTAAATATATAGATTCAAATTTATTAGTAACAAAACTGAGAGCAGTAGTATCCATCCAATAATTATACATTTCATCATTAGGAAAGATACTTTTGATGGTCTTGATAATTTCCGCCCTTAATATACTATTGCTATTTTTATCTAAGCTATATTTGGTAGTCTTTGATATATAATCAGTAGTCTTAATAGGTCTAAAATCTTTAATAGAATAATCATATAAATAATTATCAAATGCTAATAAATTAATATTATCATCAATTTTATCATCAATTCTATCAATTAAATATAAATTCCCTAAGAACTTAGTAATGCCATCAACATATGTGGATGTGCCAACATTTACATAGGCTTTTTTAAATAATTTCATACATTCATCATAGGTTTCCATAGTAGGTAATAATTTATTTCGCTTCTCTGTGAAGTGTTCTTGAAGTGTATTAGATATGCTACTAATCAAAGAATATGGCGCTGTTTTTGAATTCTTTAATACATTATTATCATTGTATTCATACCATCCAGAAATAATAGAATAAATATATTTATTGGGATTTAATTTATAGTATTCTTTAGCCAAGTCGGAATGGTTCATTAATTTCAACATATCCCAAAATTGGGCATCTTCCAGAATATCATCTTCTAAAGAAACTAATTTATTTAATTCATCTAATAGTTCGATATTATGTTTTTTGATACTGAATTTAATACCTTCTGATTTGAATAATAAATTTAATTCTTCAATAATATTATTAATATCATAATTTCCAATATATATCATACAACCATCAAACATCAACGTGCAGACTTCAATATTTTTCTTTTCTAGATGCTTAATAACTTTTTGAAGGGCTTCATTTTCTAATTTACATAGTAATAAATTTACAATTTTCCCCTTTTTATTATATGTATTATCATCTATATATTTACAGAATTCATCATTGTAAATTTCAGATAATTTATTAATAATATTAGTAGTTTCTTTATCAAAGTCAATAAATTTTTTAGACTTGATAGTAGTACCTTTATATTTAGGACTTAATCCTTCTTTATTAATACATTTTAAGAATAATACTTTAGCAAAGTCTCGTGAGATATTAAGTTCATTCATTAATTCTTCTAAATAAGGCTCTCTATTTTCAATATAATTAGTCATATGGGTATGTTCAATACTATGTTTTATGCATAAATTTTTAAGTATTACAGGGTGACAATTATTCATATCTAAATCATATGTCAAATTATTACTTAAGAGACCTCTAAATCCATTAAATTGACGCTGTAAAGAACAGTTCTTTGATTGTAATCTTCCGAAATCTTTTCCTTCAACGTAATTATAATATACTTTATGATTATTTTTACTTTTGATTATTTCTTTGGTGTAATTTTTAAGTTTAGAGAATTCAGTCTTTATATCCTCATCTTCATAATCTTTGCGTTTAGTAGTACTTTTAGATAATAAGATATTGAATTGCTCGAAGGTTAATTTGTTTAAGAGTTTTGCGACATCAAAATTTACTTTTTCAATCTTTTCCATTATATATATATTATATATAAAAATATTCCTTTAAATAAAAACACAAAAAAACACAAAAATATCTAAACTAAAGATTTTTATATAAAAATATTTAAATTAAGTTTTTTTTGTTTTTATTTAAAGATTATTTTCTATATATATTATATATAGAAAATGCCCGACTATTCCAAATCCAAAATTTACATTATTAAATCAGACCAAACTGATAAAATTTTCGTAGGTGCTACCACTAAAGCTTTATGTTCTAGAATGGCACAACATCGTAAATATTATCAAAACTTTGTAAATAAACTAAATAATAAAATATATGAATCATCATTTGATATAGTTCAATTTTCAGATGCCCGTATTCAATTAGTAGAGTCTTTTATATGTAATGATAAAGATGAATTAAATCTAAAATTACAAAACTATATAGACTCATATAAAGATTTAGTTATCAATAAACCCAAAGAAAAGAAAGTAAAAATTAAACAACCTAAAGAAAAAAAAGAAAATACTACACTACCTATTGAACAACCAAAAGAAGAAGTAATAAAGAATGAAAATATAATAGATGACATACAAACTGAATCTGATTATAAAACATCAGATGAAGAAATTAGGGAAGCAAAAGAAGAAATTTCATTAATGCCATTATCTCAACGTAGAAGAATGAATTTATAATAAGTTACTTTATTTATTTTAATCAAAATAAATAAAATAATCCTTTAAGTATATTAAACAACAAGAGTCTTTTTTGATGTATCTTTTATATAATCATTTTGTGTATTCACACTATGTCCCATTGCATTCGCATCTTTTTCTTTTTCTTTGTTTATTTCGCTATATTTATCAGTTAAAAATATATGTCTGAGCATAGATGAGCCGATTTTTTTATCAAATATCTTGTTTAGAATTCTGGTGATAGAATTAATTTTATTAAATTCTTTACCATCATTAAATACTAAAAATGGGATATTGGAAGTTTTAGTTAGTTTCTTCCCTTTTATTAAAGGATGAAATTTAAGATAGTCCATTATTACTTTCTTCATATCATCATTAAATTTAATTTTGACTTGTCCTTCTTTCTTGGCTGTTTTAAATACATTAAATATAAATTCATTATCATCTAAAGATAAATAATTAGTTGTAGTGGGTAAGTCATCAGAATAATTTTTTATTATGTTCATCATTTGATAGTCTTTATTTCTTCTGGGAGCATTATATATATAAAGAGCGAGTACAACATAACCTAATAATAAGTCATATTGATGATTACTAATTTCTTTATTATTAATGAAACTATCTATTTTTTCTTTTAATTCAGTAAATTTATCTTTTACTGCTTCCCAAGATAGCCAATTTTCTGACTGGGTTTTACTTAGTTCTTCAGTTGGTGTTTCTTTGATTTCTTTGGCTTTATCCATCATATATTTAAAATAAATATTATATAATTTTAAAATCTTCTTGACATCTTTAAAACAACCTAAAGTAGCCGTAATAGAAATTAAATATCCCCTAAAAGTGTTAGGTTTATAATCTTTTAATTTATCTATAATATTTGCTTCATCTTCTAAAAATTTAAAGTTCTTTAAGGGCATATCATCATTAAGTTTCTCTAAATTTCTTATATATAGTTTAATACTTGAGTCAGTGAGTCCTTTAGTTTTTAATTTCTGAATTAAATTCTTTTTAAATTCAGTATCCATAATTATATATAATATATCTTAGATAATTATTTTTAAGCAAAATTTAAACATCTCAGAATAATCTAAACTAAATCTAATTTATATTCAAATAATTTGATTATAAAATTATATTAATTAGAAAAAAATAAAATCTAAGTTATATATATATAATGAATACTTTTGATAATATTCAAAGACGGGAAGTAATAGATGAGGACAAAAAAATTTATAAAAGGTCTTTAGATATTGATTTTTCATTTTTAAAAAGACTTGGTGAAGATACCTTACCATCTACTGATTTAGATAAAAGAACTGAATTTAATATAATAAAAGCTATTGAAGATGTAGCACTTCAACTACAAGGGACTTATGAAGATATAGCCCCAATTGTAGAAGCACAACCCGAACCCAAACCCGAAGCTGAAGCAGTTCAACAAGCCGTAGAAGAACCAGCATTTCCACCACTACTACCAGGAGTCGCACACGCTGCACAAGGTGCAATAGCTGCACAAGCTGCACAAGCTGCACAAGCTGCACAAGCTGACCAAGATGTAGGAACAGTAAAAGTTGATTTAGGTTCTACAATTAAATATTGGAATATATTAGTTGGTTATATAAAAAGTTATGTTAATCTTAATAGATTATCACAATCACAATACGAAGATTTATGGCATAAAATAGATAGCAGAATTACATCTTTAGTTAATTACATATATGATGCTGTTCAATATTTTGATAGTAGACATATTGAATTATATTTTCCAGAAGAAGATGAATTTGAATTATTATATAATTATTTACAAGATAGAAATTTATCTTCAATTAATGTAGAAAGAAGAGAACCATCAAGAAAAAAGATAGAAAAATCTTTTGAATCAATTGCACAAAGAGACGCTAGACTAAGACAAGAAGAACAACAACTACAAAGAGAACTAGCAGAACAACAAGCAGAATTAGAACGACAACAAGCAGAAGCAGAAGCAGTTCAACAAGCCGTAGAAGAACCAGCATTTCAACCACCACCGCCACCAGTACCAGTTCTTCCACCAAAACCAAAAAGAGGGCGACCACGTAAAGAGAAACCTGTAGGAACAGGAAAACCTAAACAAATGAAAAAAAGAAT